TCTGAAAGCAATAAGAAGTTTTGGCGTGTTGCCCAATGGGTGGCAACTGGTGGATTATGGTTTACTTGGTTATCTCATGATATTGCTAACATCGCGGTATTCCTACCACGAGCAATTCCTACAGACCTAATGGTGTTTATCAGTATTGTGTTTGTTGCCGGCTTGTTCTTTATGTTTAGAGAAAAGGGCGGTAAAATCCAAAAGATCGTTTTGGAAAAGCATAACACGCGATACGTAAGGTCCGCGACATTGATTGACTTATTTTATTGGCTATGTCTGTATTTCTTTAAAGAACTAAACGATATTCCAATGAGTACAACTTGGGTCTTTGTTGGGCTTCTAGCAGGTCGTGAATTAGCAATGGCAACGTACTTTGGTAAAAAGAAAACAAAATCTGTATTCCCATTAGTTGCTAAAGACTTTGGTAAGATGATGGTAGGTCTTGGAGCTTCAGTTGCTCTTGTACTGCTTATTCACTATGTGATTAATCCCGTGTAACATTATGTTTCATTATTGATTTGTTAACGATAACATAAAAACCGGTGGGACCTTCTAGACATAAATAATTTTTTATAGAGGAGGTCCCACCATGTGCAGTCCATTTGTACGTAAAGAAGCCAACCGTTTTAATTGGATGATTAAAGGTAAACTGATTGATAGATCCTGGTCTGATAAAGCAGTTGAACAAACCTACGATTCATACTTTAAAAGATTATGGAATAACAATGAAAATTATATACACGAGGATGGATTTGAGCAAGCTTGGAAACAACGTGAAGCTGAAATATTCAATGAAGAAATACAGAAAGTTGCAGTGTTAGGCGGTCATTACGACTAGCCTTTTTTTTATCAAATTAACTGTTGACATTCCTTTTTAAATAGATTATACTGATTCTATAAACAGAAAGGATACAAAATGCAAATGGTAAAAAGATTTTATGAAATCACTGTCACATCTAATCAAGGAAAAGTTCTCCATACAGCAGAAGAGTATTCTGGATACGCTACATCAGAAGAAATGATGTATCTCAAAAAACAATACCCTGATGCTACAGTCGAAGCTGAATTTAAGGAAATAAACTTGTAATTATTTCAAAAAAAGTGAAATTAGCTATTGACATTGCCTTCAGAATAGTATAGACTGTTTATATAAGGTAAAACAAAAAGGAACCTTCTTATGAAATACGCAATCTACCAAATCCGCCTTACAGATGCTCAAATTGATCTTATCAACGAAACTCAAAGCTTCGAGTCAGTCCCTGCTAAAAAAGCAAAGATTGATATGGACATGGATTTCAGTGGTAACAAAATTGGTGGATTGGCGTACGACGCTTTCGTAGTAAACAAATACTACACTCACGTTGCTAACATTGAAGCTTCTTCTGCAAACGAAGTATTTCACATTGGTAACATCGGTCCTGAGGAAAACATTGAACGTCTAGCTCAAATGCATTCTTTATCAGTTGGCGATGTAATCGTTGACGAAGAAGGTCAATGCATCGTGGTTGCTCCAATTGGTTTTGTAGCATTTAGCCACGACTGGCGTCTAGCATCAAAGGAGGTAGCATAATGGGTGCGTTTGTAGGTTGTACAATATTTTTTATTCTTCTTATCGCTGTAACAGCTATATGGGAATACTTTGACCCTCGAATTTAATTTGCATTTTTATGCAAAAAAGTGAAATTAACTGTTGACAAACATGTTTAAACAGTTTATACTGTATATATGAAAAGGAGAAATATCATGGAATTTACTTATTCAGACGATTGTGTATCCGACCTTCATAAGGATACTTATGGCTACCGTCCTCGTGGTGCATGGTGGGATGACTGGAACCGGTCAACGCCCGCTGAAAAGCAAAAAACATGGGATGAATATTGCCGTGTTCTCGAAGAAAACACTGTTCGCGAGCAGAAAATCGAAGCTATGAAAGTGGAAGAGTTTAAAGAACGAATCTACCAAGCTCAAAAGTGGGGTGCTCATGATTACTGGGATGCACTTCGTTGGATTACTGGCTGTGAAACTTTTTATCATATCCAAGACGTTGAGCATTTCGTTTGGGAACAAGGTATCCTTTTTACCAAATACGGGAAACAGCTCGTACAAGACATCGCAAAAGTAACAACATATAAGGATTATGCATAATGGCTATTGAATTGACATTCTTCGAACAGACAGTAACTCAACGCACTATTGCGGCTTTTGGGCGAAAAATGATGTGGGCATCTGAGTCGGGTGAATACCTTGACCGTGTTCCCCTTGAAATCATCAACGCATTTTCTCGTGTAGGCGAAGAATTAGCTGAAACGGCTTCGACAAAAAGATTGTCAAGCGCTGATCATAAAGTAATTCGTTACGCGAAAGCGCTTTTAGAAAAGGAAACTAAATGAAAATAGTAATACCGAGTCACAATAGATCTGATTCGGTTCGCAGTCTCGAAATGGTCCCCGATTCGTACTCAAAGAATGTTTACATTGTAGTACGGTCGGGTGAGCAGTATGAAAAGTACAAAAAATACGAAGACAAATATAACGTTCTTGCCTTTGATAATCTCAAGGGCATTAGCGATAAAAGAGATGCGATCTGCAGACATTTTGCAAACGAAAAGATATGGATGGTTGACGACGACTGTTCTCTCCATTGCGCTTATCTTGATGAAGAAAAAGATATTATTAAGGTCCATAAAGAACGTGCAAACGAGCAAGAGTTTTATGAATGCATGGAATATTGTTCTGATTTAATTGACACATATCCCTATGCGGTTTTACGACCTCAGATATTTCCAAAAGGAAAAACTGCTTGGCCTTATAACTTAAACTCTTGGGCATTTACAAATTCATTTTTAAATCTTAAAACACTTGACGCCGATACATTACGCTATGATCTATTACCATACTCAGAAGATATTGTTGCGTTTCTATCGACAATTGATGCAGGCTATGACGTTGCTAACATTTCTAAATGGATGGTTAAAACTATGAAACCTGGTCATGCCGGTGGTATGTCTGATATTAGAGATGCTGAGCTAATTGAACATGCTTCTAATGAACTTGGTAGATTATTTCCACAACACATAAAGTTGAACAATAAGGCTTTGCCTATTAAAACTGCTAATGGAATGGTACAATCAAAGGTCGGTATTAGAGTTCAACCTAATATTAAATACCGTGACAAAATGGTTACACAAAATACTCTATTTTAATAAAATATTGACATACTTCAAATAAGTATTATATATATCTAGTGAACGTTGAAACAAGATAAAGACGGATCGGACCCGGGGGCGGTACCCGGCAGCTCCACCATAGATACACTATTAACAAAACAGCCGTGGCTGGCTCGCTAGACTACCCCGGGTTCTTAGTTCGTTAGGGAAAAAAGCTATAGTGTATCTTTGATGGGGCTGAAATAGGATCGACGGACGGAATAGTTGAGTGGAGTTCACCGTGTTGGCCTACGTTATTCAGCCAAAACTACTAAATGCAAACGATAACTTTGCACCATCTGGACTTCGCTTAGCGGCATAGTCACAGGGAGCTGGCCACTTGCTTAGCAACAGAAAAGTGGCACATTTCTATAACTATTACACAAAAGGAAAATATACAAATGCAAAAACTATTATTAACTACGGCGTTAGTTTTCGTCGGCGGAGCAGCTTTTGCTGAAGGCACTCCAGAAACTTCTGGTGGGTTTACAGGTGAAATTAAAACCGTAATCGCTAAAACTGGTACTGACGATAAAATGGGTGCAACCACATCTTTCGGACTTGACCTAAACGCAGTAGATGGAGCAGCATTTGGCCGCATGGAATTTGCAGTAGATTCTACATCAAATAACCTTAAGCTCGACGAATGGGCATTAGGAACTTCAACAGGCGTTGCTGGTTTTTCCTTTGGTAAACAAGGAAACCTTTGGGTAGATACTGAAAGCCTTGCGGCAACTTCAACTATTGAAGAACCTACAATGGGTACAAGCATTCAAGTAACAGCTATGGGTGTTAAAGCAGGCGTGGCATTTACAGACATTAGTGCAGACGTAACAGAACTTGAAAATGTTCAGTTAGGTTATGCGACTGATTTTGGTCCAGCTGCTGTAGATACTGCTATTGATTATAACTTGGATTCAAGCGAATGGGTAACAGGTACTCGTTTGGAAACCCAGGGCTTAATTATCCCAGGTGCTGGCCTCGGTGGCGTAGTATCCTATGGATCAGCTAGCGAGACATTTGGTTTTGAGGCATTCACAACAATCTCAGGCGTAACTGCTTATGTTGCTGGTGACCAGGACGATATGGCTCAAGACGTTGGTGCAAATTATGAAACTAATTTAGCTGGTTTAGGCTTAGAGGCAGGTGTTAACTATAACATGGACTCTGAAGAGTTTAACCCAAAAATTACAGCTTCTTTTAACTTCTAATTTATACTACATGTTAAACAAAAGAGGGGCTTCGGCTCCTCTTTTTATTTGTATAAATAAACATATAATCAATTAAATTATGAAGAGGTTTTTGCATGTCAAAACTCAAAGAGTTAACTTGGGCTCATCACCAAGCCGCGGAACGTCGTAAGTTCGCGAAGGAATTACTTTCAGGATCTATTGATCCAAAACTTTATCACAAATTCCTAACATGCCAGTATATGAATTATAATGTACTTGAGCAGGCTACAATTATTCCACCACATTTAAATAAAATTCACAGAGCTCGTCGTATTTTCCAAGATATTAGAGAGCTTGAGGAAGCTTTTGGTTTAGAGCCAGATGGTATATTTCCACCGTCTGTAAATGAGTATGCTTCCCGGATTGCAATGTTACAAGAGTCAGATAATAATCATGGTTTACTCGCCCATATGTATGTACGACATTTTGGTGAATTACATGGCGGCCAAATGATTAAAAAGAAAATTCCCGGTAACGGTCTTATGTATGAATTTGCAGGAGACACGAAATATCTTATCGAAGAGTTTAGAAAACTCCTTGATGACGATATGGCTGAAGAGGCCAAAATTTGCTTTGATTTTGCGTCTCAGCTATTTGATGAATTGTCTGTTGACATTTCTTAATTTATATTATATAATAAAACTATAGCAACTTAGAGGAGGTACTGTTATGAATATGACAGCGTACGAAGAAATCGAAACTAAGGATTACGCAAAGGCTGTGAGAATGGCCAGAAGTGAAAGTGCTAGAGCACGACGAAAAAATACAAAGCAAGTCCGAGAAGCTAAAATTATAAGCGACTGGGCACGTAAGAGAAGGGCCCGCAAAAACAAATGACACCACTTTGGGATCGGTTAAACACTTACGCCGAGTTTATTTTTAATAGTTTTGAAGAAAAGTTTGATCGCTGGGATAATGAAGCTTATACAGAAGATATGCATTTTCCTGGATGGACAGATACTTTTTGGCATTCTGATCAAATTTATAAGGCTCATTTAAAAACTATCGTACCAGAGAATGGCAAAGGTCTTTGGCTTATGCATGTAAATGTATTTCCAGACCCTAGCGTTGAGCTACCCATTCTTGGTTTTGATATTGTAGCCGGTCCCAAAAAGATTACTGGCTCGTTTATGGATTACAGTCCATTACATGGATTTCCACATCCATATACTGATTATATGAAACAAACAGTTAAAAATTTAGAATGGAACAAACCAAGAGAATTACCAGACTGGGCAAAAGAAATATTTTCAGAAAATATGATAGCCGTTGGGAATATCAATACTGAAGAAGAATTAGAACAATTCATTATGGTAACATCTGATTTAGTAAAGCACTATTTAAACAACTTAGAGCAAAATGCTTTTAAAACAAATAGAAATATTACACCATTATTGAATAAGTATTGCCAGAATCAGAAGCTCAATCCACATCTTCATAGATCCATTTTAGCAATGGGTATATCTGAAAAAGATAAAGATGAATATGTAAACAACGTGCTATTCGAGGAGATTTAAATGGCGTTTTTAGTACATCCCTTACCACCAGTAAACGTATATGTTAAAATGGAATATCTATACGATTTAGAACCTGGGCATCCTAGTTGGGGTAACTTAACTCCTGGTATTTGGATTAGTGTTAAATCAACTCAATCAAAAGCGTTATATTTTGAAACACTTCTTACAGATTATGGAGCATTATATGATAAATTACCTATATCGGCTTTTGTTTGGAAAGAAGAGTTCAATCCTGACGATCATCTTCCACTCGATGTTCTTCAGCTTTGGGATTGTTTTGATTATGATATTACTGTTATCCAAAAGCCAATCTTGTGCAGATGCGAGTTTTTCGGTAAAGATAAAAAAATGCATGCAGGAGAATACGAGTTCACAATTGATAATTGTCACCGCGATTCTTCCATCATTGACACCAACTTTAGCGAACACGACCCTGAGCACAAATCATTTAATGTTATTAGGCTCGACAACGGTCAATTCGCTGCTCAGCCAAACAATAGGGTTATCTGGAGAGATAGCTCCTTAACACCCGCCGATTTAAAAAGACCAGACTTTAAAGTCTGCACTCAAAATTATGCGGTAGAAACAGAACCAAAATGGTCTGTTGGCCATACAGATGAATGGCAATATAAAACCCAAGAAGAGCAAAAAAGTAGTTGACATTTACAACTTACGATGATAATATAAATTATATGCAATAAAGAGGAGTGTTTAAATGTCTGAACCAATTGAGGTTAATGGCTGTTGCAAAAAAGTTAATGTTACTTGTGGCAATACATTTATTATGTTCGATAAATTTAAATACGAAGTTAAAGTCTTTTATTGTAAAAATTGTGGTTCTAAGAAAGCCTCTTCTTATATCAATGAAGTTAAAAGCTAAAGGAGTCTAAAATGAATGTATTAATGGGTGAAAACGGCGGTCAAAGCCTGAAAGCGGAGTATTATGGAACAGAAAACGGTTGCGGAGTTAGATTCTTTATCAACGGAGAATTCATTAAAGAAGAAATCTACGAAGGTAAAAACATTCATTGGGCTGAGTCAGCAGCTACAAACTGGCTGGAAGGTATCAAAACTCTCAATGGATGAAAAAGCAATGGCGATTACGCCAAGAACACCTGAGAAGGTACATCACGAAATTGCCTATATGCTCGCTAACGGTGTTAATTATATAGATGCTTTGGTTGAATATGCGAGAATCCACGAACTTGAAATTGAAGTAGTTGCTGATATTGTTAAAAAATCTTCTATTTTAAAAGAAAAAGTTCGTACCGAAGCTGTTAAAATGAAATTGGTGATACAAGATGATCCTGACATCACAGAGTTATGCTAACGAAGAGTCTTTTCAGTGGTATGTAAAATACCTTGCTATGAAAAAACATTTCACAGATCAAAAGTATGACTATCAAAAATATCGTGGAAAAATAAGAGCGTCGTATGACAAGTTTAGAACTCGCAACGACGTTTATTTTTTCGGCAAATTATCTGAAAAAAGCGATCCAGAAAAATTAATGTTAGCTAATATGATTGTTAAGCCTAACATCTGGATCCGTGAAATCCTCGAGCCTGTGGGCGAAGAACGTTATATGGATTGGCAAAGAAAAATGGATTCTTTGACCAGGATATTTAAAACTGATTTGGCCAAGCTCGATGATAACTACCAAGCTAATTTTACGTCAGTTAATGGTCAACATCCTTTGTTGATTACTTTATACTTACAAAAACAAATTAGCTTGGAAACTATTACTATCTTAGCTTCGTTGTCAAATATTTTTCCTTATTGGGATAAAGAAGTAGTTGACAAAATCGTAGCTTATGATATAATAACCTTATTAAGAAAGTATAGACCTTTCTTAGACTATGACGAAAAAAAGTTTAAAAACATTGTTCGCGAACTGTTTTTCTGATATAAATATACCGTTACCTCGTGTAACGCATATTTCGCAATACAAACAAATGCTATATAACGCAAAAATTAGGAGATACAAACATGACTATGTCATTTGACGCACTTAAAAAGAATCGTTCAACATCACTGAACAAGTTGAACGCCCAGCTCGAGAAAGTTTCTCAAAAGAGCTATTCAGATCCCAACGAAGGTAAAATGTGGAAACCAACTCGTGATAAAGCGGGTAATGGTTTTGCTATCATTCGTTTCCTACCTGCTTCACAAGGTGAGGAAATGCCATTCGTACGTATTTGGGATCACGGTTTCCAAGGCCCAACAGGTCTGTGGTACATCGAAAACTCGCTTACAACACTCAACCAAGATGATCCGGTTTCTGAATATAATTCCAAACTATGGAATACAGGACTTGATTCGGATAAAGATCTTGCGCGTAAGCAAAAGCGTCGTTTAAAATACGTTGCAAATATCCTTGTTATTAAAGACTCTGCCAATCCTGAAAATGATGGTAAAGTATTCATGTATCAATTTGGTAAGAAAATCTTTGATAAATGCAACGACCTAATGAATCCTCAGTTTGAGGATGAAACACCAGTTAACCCATTCGATTTTTGGGAAGGTGCAAACTTCCGTTTGAAAATTCGTCAGTTTGAAGGTTATCCAAACTATGATAAATCTGAGTTTGATAGTCCATCAGCTATTGCCGAAGATGATGCAGAAATCGAAGCTATCTGGAACCAACAGCATAAACTGCAAGAGTTGGTTGATCCAAAGAACTTCAAGTCATATTCTGAGTTAAAAACAAAACTCTATAGAGTTCTTGCACTTGACGAAGAACCATCCACACCATCCACTGCGATGGATGCAGATGATGATTTGGATCTAAGCAACATGGGTAACTCACAATCGTCAGCACCACAACCAACACTAAAAGAGGCTATGCCAGCTTCAGCACCTAGTGTATCTATGGATGATGACGATGATCTCTCAATCTTTAAGGAGCTAGCGAATGGCTAATAAAGTCTACGAAGAGGTTCTAGACTTTGACTTTGGCTTCAGTTTTATTGATGAAGAACTTCAGGAAAAAGAAGCTGAAGCCAAAGAAACTATTCAACAAGTCAGTAACGAAAAGCAATCGCTTGAGGACCAACTTAATGATGCTAAAGTTAAAGCTGATGATTTAGAATATAGGCTAGAGTTGCTCTTCAAGTCAATTACTCCGTTCTTAGATAATCTATGTAAGAATGCAGATAAATCAACTATCTTTTGGCCCGATAGAGTCGGGAAAATTGAAGCCTATAAAGCTAAACTATCGACGATTGTAGAGGGAAAATAATATGAGTCTATTAGACAAACTTGTGAAAAACAGTACCATTAAAATGACGGCTCCTATTATGGATTCCAAAGTTTATGGTAAAAAAGACATGGCACCTACCCAAGTGCCAATGGTAAACGTTGCGTTATCAGGTCGAATTGATGGTGGGTTAACGCCAGGTCTCCTTGTACTGGCTGGTCCATCTAAGCACTTTAAATCAGCGTTTGCTTTGTTGATGGCTGGTGCTTATATGCAACGAAACCCAGATGCTGTATTACTAT